CGCCGATCGAGCAGCTCGTCCCCTACGCCCGCAACGCCCGGACCCACACCGACGCCCAGGTTTCCAAGATCGCCGCCTCGATCCTGGAGTTCGGATTCACCAACCCGGTGCTGGTCGACGGCGATCGCGGGATCATAGCCGGCCACGGTCGCGTCCTGGCCGCGCGGACGCTGGCGATGGACGCGGTGCCCACGATCGAGCTGGCCCACCTCAGCGAGGCGCAGAAGCGGGCTTACGTGCTCGCCGACAACCGCCTGGCGCTCGACGCCGGCTGGGATGACGCGCTGCTCCGGCTTGAACTGGGCGAACTGAGGGCTACCGAGTTCGACCTTGGGTTGACCGGGTTCGACGGCACCGAGCTGAACGCACTGTTCGCCGAGCCGCGCCTGCCAGGACCGCAACCCGAGCCGCCCGCGGCGGCCAGCGTCGCATGCCCGGAATGCGGCCATGTCTTCGTGCCTAGCCGGGAGCACTCGTCCGCTCCCGCTCCAGCAGCCGAATGATTGCGGCCGCCTATTCCAGGTCGTCGTGTATCGCCTGGCTGAACGTCCAGGGGCAAGCAACCGGAAACACATCACCCGGCAAACCGGTTTCCCGCTCCGCCATGAGAACCGCGTCGCCGTACGCCTCCTCCAGGATCGCATCGAGGTGCGAATTCAAGCTGGGATTTTGCACCAGCACGCGTTCCGCGCGGCGGCGTTGTTCGCGAATGGTCAACCGCCAACTATTGCCGCGCAGCCCTGGCTGAAATCGCCACTTCAGCAGGTGCGCCAACAGCACCGCAATGCGGTTGGTCAACTGGTTGCGTTCGCTCCGGCCCATGCTTTCGATTTCCTCGGCAATGTTGGCGACGTCGGCGTCGGATAGCCTGCCCGCGCGTAACAGTGCCGCTTGCTCATTGGCCCAGGCGTAAAGGTCGTTGTCGTATAGATTTCCCACCAACCGCTCCTGTTGCCCCGCTTGCTCTCAAGCCGCCGTATCAGCCTGACCATACGATTGTTGAAGCGACAATAATCACTGGGCGCAAGGTCTTTGTCCCGACAGGAACGTGCGCCGAAGGTTCTCATGACACAAACCCAGCCGCCCGAGCCGCGCGCCGGCCGGCCGCGCTATGAGCCGACCGACCAGAGCCGCAAAACTGTCCGCGCGATGACGGCCTACGGCATCGAGCAGGAGCAGATCTGCGCCGTGCTCGGCATCACCGACAAGACGCTGCGAAAGCACTTCCGCACCGAGCTCGCGATGGCGGCCGCGCAGGCCAACGCCCGTGTTGCCGAGGCGCTCTACAACAGGGCGCTGAACGGCGACACCAACGCGGCGAAGTTCTGGCTGCAGTGCCGGGCGGCATGGCGCGAGCCGCCGCTTGAGATCGGCGGCAAGGATGGCGCGCCGATCGCCGTCGTCTACAGCTGGGCAGAGCCGCCCGAGGCCAAGTGAGCCACGTCCAGCGGGTCACACTTCCCTTCGCCCCGCGCGACTGGCAACGCCCGCTCATCGATGATCCGGCCCGGCGCATCGTCGCTGTCGTGCACCGGCGCGCGGGCAAGTCGACCGCTCTCATGTGGCGCGGCGTCAAGCGGGCGCTGACCATCCCGCGGATCAACCCGCCACCGCGCATCATCCACACGCTGCCGGTGCAGGTCCAGTGGGCCCGAACCGGCATGTGGGATGTGCTGGCCCGTGCCGGCTCACTGATTCCCGGCACGCGCGTCTTCAAGTCCGAGCTGCGGCTGATCCTGCCGAACGGGGCGATCTACCAGGCCGGCGGCATGGACAAGCCGGATAGCTGGCGCGGCGGCTACGCCGACGAAGTGATCCTGGACGAGTACGACGACACCCACGCCGACGGCCAGGCCACCGCCATCGAGCCGATGCTGGCCGACTTCAACGGTGTGTTGGTCCGCAGCGGAACGCCGAAAGGCTACGGGCGACTCAAGGGCGCCTACGAACGCGCCGGCGAGCTGCCCGGCTGGTCGCGCTACCTGCTGCGCTACCAGGACACCGGCGTGATGACCGACCAGGCCATCATCGACCTGCGGGCCGAGATGACGCCCGAGGAATTCGCCCAGGAAATGGAGTGCTCGTTCGAGACGCCGAACAGCGGCGCCTATTTCGCCAAGCAGCTCCAGCAGGCCGAAGCCGAGGGCCGCATCGGCGTCGTGCCATACGACCCGAAGCTGCTGGTCTGGACGAGCTGGGATCTCGGGATGGATGACAGCACGGCCATCTGGTTCGTGCAGCTCAGTCCGGGCGGCGAGATCCGCTGGATTGACTATGAGGAATCTAGCGGCGTCGGCCTCGAGACCTATGCCGCGCTGCTGGCCCGCAAGGGCTACGTCTACGCCAAGCACATCCTGCCGCACGACGTCGATGTCCGCGAGCTGGGCACCGGCGTGAGCCGGCTGGACATCCTCGGCAAGCTCGGCGTGCGCCCGGTCAAGATCGTGCCGGCGATGAACCCGATCGAGCGGATCAACGCGCTGCGGATGCTGCTCGGCCGCTCGCGGTTCGATGCGGCGCGCTGCCGGGTCGGGCTCAAAGCACTCTGGCACTACCGGCGCGAATGGAACGCAGCGGCCGAAGTGTTCCGACCGAACCCGGTGCACGACTGGTCGAGCCATGCGGCCGACGCCGCCGGCCACTTCGCGGTCGGCCTCGAGGAAAAGCCGAAACTGATTCACGAGCCGGCGAAACGACCCCTGTTTCGCACCGGCAACAACAGCTCATGGATGGGATCCTAAGTCATGGCCAACGTCGCCAAAGTCGCACCCGGCACCCGCATGGACGAGATGGGCAGCCCGGTATTCAACTCCATCAAGATCGCCGATGGCGGCCTGGTCTACGAGTCGGCCGCGTCCGGCCTCGTCGCTACGCCTGGCGGCACGCAGGCCGCTGCCCTGCTGCTGATAAACGAGATGTCCCGCGTTACCACTGTGGCCACCACCGGCGACAGCGTCATGCTGCCGGCCTCGGCACCGGGCCTCACGATCATCCTGGAGAATGCCAGCACCAACGCGATGCAGGTGTTCGGCGTGTCGCCCGACACGATCAACGGCGTCGCCACCGGCATCGGTGTCAACCAGATGGCCGGCTCGGTGGTGATCTATACCTGCTATGCCGCCGGCGCGTGGTTCGCGAACGGTCTCGGCACCGGCTATTCCGGCTCGCTGGAAACCCAGTCCACCTCTCCCGCCGTCGTCGCGCATGCCGGCGGCGGCCAGGGTGCGGCCACCCAGCTTGTCTCGATGATGAGCAACCTCACGACTGTCGCCACGGCCGGTGATTCCGTCGTGCTGCCGGCGAGCGCAGCCGGCCTGCAGATCGCCGTCGCCAACAACGGCGCGGCATCAGCCAACGTGTTCCCGCCGGTCGGGTCGACGATGAACGGCGTGCTGAACCAGGCGGTCGCGCTACCCACGGCCACGGTCGGGATCTATTTCTGTCTGACCGCAACCGCGTGGATTTCCAAGTGAGCTACCGCCGCATTCTCGCCGTCCTGGCAATGCTGGCGCTCGGCATCGCACCCATGTCGGCAGCATTGGCGCAGTCACCGGGATCGACGTCGCCCACCGGTGTCACCACCCGTGCCATCGTGCCGCTCGATGTCGCGACAGTGACCACCGGCGGCACCGCTGTTACCGCCGTGGCGGCGACGCATCGCTCCGGCGGAGGATTCCTGTTCAACCCGTCCACGGCGACGGTCAATCTGTGCATCAACGAGCAGGGCGGCACCGCGTCGGGCACCACGTCTTCAGGCTCGCTCACCTGTATCGCGCCGGGCGTGACCTACCAGTTGGCGCCAAGCTGGCTGCCGGTGTCCGTTGTGACGGCCGACAGCGCGCATCCTTTCAGCGGCGAGGGGATCCAGTGATGCGGACTTTCCTGGCGTTCCTGGTGCTGCTGATCGCGGCACCGGCCCTGGCACAGCCGTACGGCCCGCAGCCGTCCGGCGGCAGCGGCAGCAGCAGCGGGGCGTCGCCCGTCACGACGACAACCTTCGCCTATTCGGCTTCCAACCAAAGCTACACGCCGCCAGGCACCGCGTCGGTGCTTCGGTTCATCCTCATCCCGCAAGGCGGCTGCGGTGGCGGCGGGGCCGGGCTAACCGCGGGAACTTCCGGCGGCGGCGGTGGCGGCGGCGGTTCGGCCGTTCCGAAAGACACGGGCTGGTTTCCGGCGTCCCAGGTCAGCGGAAACGCGACGATTTCCTTTCCTGTGGCACCCTGCGCCGGCGGCACCGCGGGCATAGCGGGCGGCAATGGCGGTTCTCCGACAGTCGGGGCGACTGCGCAGATTCAGATGACCGGGCTGGGGCAGGGCGGCCACGCGATCATTGGCTATGGCGGCGGCAGCGGCGCCGGCGCGGTCGGGGGCGCATCGGGTGCTGCGACCGGCGGTGGTAGTGGCGGCAACACGATAATCGTTGGCAACAACGCCAGCGGTGCGAGCGGGGGAGCCGGTGCGACGCCGTGCGGCAATAGCGGCGGCGGCGGCGCGGGGCCGGCCGCCATCGCGTTACCTTATTGCGGATCGGGCGGCGCCGGCAGCAGCGCGACGGGCGGCGGCGGAGTCGGTGGCCGCAACACGGCTGGGGCGCCTGGCGGCGGTTCCGGCGGCGGGTGTAACGCCGGGGCCGCTCAGAACGGCGGCGGCGGCTACGACTCAAGCGGCACATTCTTCAACGGCGGTACCGCTGGTGGTAACGCTGGAGCAAGCGGCGAGTCCTGGCCGGGCAGTTTCGCGCCTGCGGGTGGTGGCGGCGGCTCGGGCGGCGGTGGCAGCGCGATCAGCCCGGGCGGCGCCGGTGGCGCGGGCGGCTGGAGCGGCGCGGGCGGCGGCGGCGGATCGGGCTGCGGCCAGGCCGGCGGCGCTGGCGGCACGGGCGGGGGTCCCGTTGTCATCGTGATGTCGGAATGATGCCCGAATCCGACGACGACATCACCACCGAGGCCCACACCCGCTTCACCCGCTGCATGGCGTGGGAGAGTGTGGCGCGGGAGAACGGCCTCGCCGACACGCGCTTCGCCAACGGCGACGCCTACAACCTCGCGCAATGGGACCAAGGCGTGCGGGTTTCGCGCGGCGATCGTCCGTGCCTGACCCAGAACAAGACCCGCCAGCACAACCTGCACATCGTCAACGACGCGCGCCAGCATAAGGCGGCGATCAAGGTGACGCCGACGGGCGGCGGTGCCACGTTCGAAGCTGCACAGGTGTTCTCCGGCGTGATCCGCCGCATCGAGTATCAGTCCAAGGCGATCGACGCCTATTCGACGGCCATCTACCACCAGGTGGAAAGCGGGATCGGCTATGTGCGGGTGATCACCGACTACGCCGACGACGACAGCTTCGACCAGGAGATTTTCATCCGCCGGGTGAAGGACCCGCGCACCGTGTTTCTCGATCCCGACGCCCAGGAATACGACAAGAGCGACATGCGGTTCGCGTTTGTGTTCACGGACACCCCGCGCAAGGAGTTCGAAGCGAAATACCCCGACGCGGACTCCGACGACGGCCCAAGCCTCGATTATTCCAACGACTGGGACAGCAAGGAGCATGTCCGCGAGGCGGAATATTGGCGCCGCAGCGAGACCGCCGACACGCTGCATCTCCTGGCTGACGGCCGCACGGTGCGCGAGAGCGCATTGCCGCCGGGCGCGAAGGCGATATTACACATCGTCAAATCGCGCGACGTGACGCAGCCGAAAATCGAATGGTTCGAGCTCGCCGGGGGCAAGATCGTCGACCGCAAGGCATGGCCGGGCAAATACATCCCGATCGTGCCGTTCATCGGCGAGGAAATCGTGATCGACGGCCAGATGGACCGCAAGGGCCACACCAGGGCGCTGATCGACGCGCAGAAGATGTACAATTACTGGAATTCGGCCGCCGTGGAGCAGGTCGCCCTGCAGGGCAAAAGCCCCTATGTCACGCCCGTTCGCGCGATCGAAGGTTACGGGAGCTACTGGAACACCGCCAACACAGAAAACCACCCCTATCTGCCCTACAACGACATCGATGACGACGGGCGGCCGGTCGCCAAGCCTGAACGCAGCCTGCCGCCACAGATGGCCCAGGCCTACCTCCAGGGCATGAAGATCTCCCAGGACGACATGATGATGGTGTCCGGGCAGTATCAGGCGGAGATGGGCGCGCCGGGCAACGAACGCTCGGGCGTGGCCATCGAACAGCGCCAGCGCGAGGGCGCGACAGCGACGTACCACTACATCGACAACCAGGCCAAGGGCATCCGCCAGATCGGCCGCATCGTGCTCGACCTGATCCCGAAAATCTATGACGTCGCCCGGGTGATCCAGATCATGGCCGCCGACGGCACCCAGTCCGACGTGCATCTCGACCCGCAGGCCGCCCAGGCGCACCAGCAGGTGATGCCGGGACCGCCGGGCCAGCCACCGGTGCCGGTGTCGGCCGAGCAGGCGCAGTCCGCGCAGCAGGATCCGGCCTCGCCCGATCCATGGGTGATCTTCAACCCGTCAGTCGGGCGCTATGACGTGGAAGCGGATGTCGGGCCGCAGTTCGATACCCAGCGTGAGGAAGCCTACAACGCGATTTCACAGATCATCCAGGCCAGTCCCGACCTGGTGCACGTCGCCGGCGATCTGCTGTTCAAGTCGGCGGATTTCCCGCTGGCGGACGAGCTGGCCGAGCGGCTGAAGCGCGGCGTGCCCCCGCAGTTCCTCGGCGGCCCGACGCCGCAGGTATTGCAGCTCCAGCAGCAGGTGCAGCAGGTCACCCAGCACGGGCAGTCCGTTGCCCAGGCGGCGGATCTGCAGGTGGCGCACCTCAAGGCCGAGATTGCGCTGCTGCAGGAGCAGGCAAAGGACAAGAGCAACCGCACCGCGACCGACGATTACCGCGCCGAGACCGACCGGCTGGAGGCCGTCACCGCAGCCGATCCGACGGTGGCGAAGGTGCTGGTGAGGAGCATGCTGTCGCAGCTGCTGGGCATGCCGGCGCTCCCGGTGATGCAGTCGCACGATGCGGCCGACGCGGCGCATGCAGCAGCGATCGCGCCGCCCGACCCGGCGGCGGACGGCGCGGCGCCGGCGGCACCGACACAGTAACGCCTACCAGCGGCGCACCTGCCGTTCGTCCACCCGCAGCAGGGCTGCGAGGCCACGACCGGACCAGGAAAGGCTAGCGAGACAGGCGCGGAAGCGGTCTGGGGTCATCCCCAGCCCTTCCAGCGCGAGATCAGCGACGCGATGCTGATCAGTCCGCCGATCAGACCGACAATAGCAAGCCAAGGTGCGAGGAATCGGTCGCGACCCAGCTTCCTTTCCTCCGCCCGCAGCTTCTCGGCCTCGGCCATTAGCTTGTGCTGTTCGGCGATGAACTTGTTCGACTCCTCCCGAAGTTTGCCCTGCTCCGCGAGATCACGATCGATCCGGGCAAGAATGGCGCGCATTTCGATTGGTGCGGCGGTCATGTCGCTCATCTGGATAATCCCTCGATAGGGCCGGGGCTGATCCCCTGGCCGCAGACATCTTATGCCGCATTATGCGGACATTGGCAACAGACGATTTCCTTCGCGGCTTGAGCCCGCCCGGCTCGCCCGATCCACACCACCGCACCAGCCGGCTGCTGGATACCAACCCCGGAGATATCCGTGACCGAAGCATCCGACGACGCCCGCACGGCGGCGGCGACTGAACCCTCCGCCACCGAGCCTACCACCACCATCACCACCACGCCCGCGACATCGCGCGAAGAGCGCGTCTCCGACACGACCACCATCGCTCCCGAACCGGGCACGGAGCAAGACCCGCCGGCTGAAGACCCCAAGGCAGACACCACCCCCAAACCCGATCCACGCGACCGGGCTATTCGCCAGATGGCCTTCGACCTGCGTGAGACCCGCCGGCAAGCAGCGGCAGCGCAAGCCGCCCTCGACAAACTCCAGCCCCGCGATCCGAAAGCCCCTCCCACACAAGCGGACTTCGATCGCCAGGTGCAGCAGCGTGCCGAAGCGCTGGTCGCGCAGCGGGAGACGGCCGCGAAGTCCGAGGCATGGATTGCCGCGGGCAACACCGACTATGCCGACTTCACCGAGCGCTGCAACGCGCTCGCTGACATGGGCGCCGCTGAGAACCAGGCATTCATGCAGACGATCGGCAAACTTCCCGGCGGCCACAAGGTCGTCGCGGAACTCGCTGCTGATCCGGCCGAAGCGGCACGCATCCTGAAGTTGGCGCCGATCGACCTGGCGCTGGAACTGGCCGGACTGTCGCAGCGGATTGCTGCCAAGCCGGCGACCCCGAAACCCACCACGCAGGCACCGCCGCCGATCCGTCCGCTCGCCACCGCCGCACGCGCGGAGTTGAACCCGGACCGGATGGAACCGGCGGAATTCCAGAAGTGGTGGAACAAGAAAACCCGCGGCTAAGCCCCGCCGCGGATTTCCCAACTTTAGGCGTCCCTTGGGCAAGGACGCTGACAGCGCCGTGAGGCATCGCGCGAAGAGCGCGTCTCCGACACGACGTGTCCTTCTGAATGGAGCCTTCCCTTGACCGTCAACACGCTTCTCAATTCCAGCATCATCACCAATGCTGCACTCGCGATCCTGCACCAGAAGTGCAACTTCATCGGCAGCATCAATCGCGCCTATGATGACAGCTTCACCAAGGATGGTGCGAAGATCGGCTCCGCGCTGCGCATCCGGCTGCCCAACCAGTATGTGATTCGCAATGGGCCGACGCTCACCCAGCAGCCGACCGTGGAGAACCAGGTCACCCTGAACGTGACCAGCCAGAAGGGCGTCGACGTGTCGTTCAGCTCGACCGAGCTGACCTTGAACATCATGGACTTCTCCAAGATCATCCTGGAGCCCGCCATGGCGGTGCTCGCGGCCAACATCGAGGCCGACGCGCTGAACATGGCGCTCGCGGTCTACAACCAGGTGAACGGCCAGGGCACCGCGCAGACCTTCCAGAACGTGCTGCAGGGCCGCAAGATCCTGCTCGACAACCTGGCACCCGCCGGCGAGAAGCTGATCCGCCTCAACACCCAGGACAACGTCGATCTGGTCAACAGCCTCAAGGGCCTGTTCCAGTCAACGACGGAGATCTCCGCGCAGTACCGCGACGGCGTGATGGGCCACACGGCAGGCTTCGAGTTCGCCGAAAACACCTTCCTCAACCAGTACACCCGCGGTGCCGAGAGCGCGACCTATGTGGTCAACGGCGCCAACCAGACCGGTTCGTCGCTGATCGTCGGCACCGGAACCGGCTCTGGCAACCAGGGCGATATCTTCACCATCGCCGGCGTCTACCGCGTCCATCCTGAGACCAAGGCCACCACCGCGACCCTGCAGCAGTTCGTTCTCACTGCGGCCTATGCAGGCGGCGCCGGCACGATGCAAATCAGCCCGGCGATCTCAATCTCCGGCGGCACGCAGAACGTCACCAACGCACCCGCCACCGGCGCGCTGCTGACCTTCGCAGGCACGATCTCCACCGCGTCGGGCATCAGCCTCGCCTATGCCAAGGACGCGTTCACCTTCGCGACCGCCGACATGGTGCTGCCGGGTGGTGTGGACATGGCGGCGCGCAAAGTCATGGACGGTATCAGCATGCGGCTGGTGCGGATGTACGACATCAACAACGACCTGTTCCCGTGCCGCTTCGATGTCCTCTACGGCTATCAGGCCATCCGCCCGCAGCTCGCGGTTCGTCTCGCCGCCAACTAGGCCGCAGCCGAACCCGCGTCGGCTCCCTCGCACCGTAAAGCTCTCCCGAAAGGACCACCATCGTGGCACTCACTACGTTCGCCCAGCCGTTCCCCGTCGTCTCGTCCGTCACTGAAGGCATCACCGCCAACGCCGGCGGTGGCCAGTCCGGCGCCGTCGTGCTCACCACGCGCTATAACTCCGTCACCGTGGT